ATCTCTGTCGTTGAAAATCCTGCAATAGAAGAAGACTTTATTGCACTAAAAGAACATAAAGATATTAAACTTGCTGAAGTAGATGCAGAACAAAGAATATTAATGGGTCCTGCACTTATTCCTAACAAGAAGATATTTAGAAAAGGTGCTGATGATGATGACAATGATTACTACATATATTTCTCTGAAGAGACAGTTAAGAAAGCATCTGAATTATTCTTTATAAAAAGCAAACACCAAAACTCTACATTTGAACATTCATTTGAATTATCAGATATGTCTGTTGTAGAATCTTGGCTTATAGAAGACCCAAAGAATGATAAAGCATCTGCTTATGGATTTGACCTGCCAAAAGGAACTTGGATGGTATCAATGAAAGTATTAAATGATGATGTGTGGAAAGCAGTTAAAGAAGGAGAAGTAAAAGGATTTTCTATAGAAGGTTACTTTGCTGATGGGCTGGAAAGACCAAAAGAAAGTATAGAAGAAAATCTTTGTAATGAATGTTTAAGTGAACTTAATGCAGAGTTTGAATTAGCAGAAGTACTGGCAAGTTTATCTGAAGAAGTAGAACTTGAATCTTATGGAGGATATCCACAGTCTGCAAAAAACAATGCTAAAAGAGGAATTAAATATAACGAAGCTGTAAATAATAAATGTGCAACTCAAGTTGGTAAAGTTAGAGCAAGACAACTTGAAAGAGGAGAGAAATTTACTTTACCTACTCTTAAACGCATATACTCATATTTATCAAGAGCTTCTGCTTATTATCAAGAAGGAAATAATGAAGCTTGTGGAACTATCTCATATTTATTATGGGGAGGTAAATCAATGTTAACTTGGGTAACATCTAAACTTAAAGGACTTGATGCAATAGAAGCAGCATCAACTATTATTGATGGAAGAGCTGCTTATACAACTCAAGAAGAAGCAGAAAGAGCTGCTGAAGATATTGGCTGTTCAGGGTATCATACACACGAGTACGAAGGTGACACTTGGTATATGCCTTGTGAGGAACACAATCTAAAAGCTCCTTGCCAGGATGGATATGAGCAGATAGGTATGAAAGATAAAGATGGTAGAAAAGTACCTAATTGTGTTCCAATAAAATGATGAAAAGAAGAAAGAACGCAACATTAAGTTACTCATCTCCTAAGTCAGGACAAAGAGGTTGTTTATGTCCAGATGGAAGAACATATTCAACTAAATGTTGTGATGGTACACTTGAAGCACAAGGAGTAGGAAGGTTAGGAGGAAGATTTTATTTATTACAAGAAAACAGAAGTTTCTTGTTACAGGAGGATAACAGTAAAATAATATTATAATGGCAAATAAAAAAATATCAGCATTAAACGCAGCAACTGCATTACAAGGAAGTGAATTAATTCCAGTAGTACAAAGCAGTGAAACAAAATACTCTACTATAAAAGATATAGTAAACTATTTAGTACCTACAACATTAACAGTAAGTGTAGCAGGTGGAACAATAGATTTAGGTAGTTCTACTTATGATGACACAGAGCTTATTGTACTTTCTTGGTCTGGTGCAACAGGTACTGTAGAACTTACTTTGCCAGATGCAACTGCAACTAATAGCACAAACAGAGTAATTAGAATTATATCTGATTCTACATTTACTACTTCAACACACGCAGATTTAACCCCAGCTTCTGGACAAAATTTAGATGGTGCAACAGATGCTTATAGAATCAATAAAGCATACGAAGGTATCACTGTTTGGAGTAATGGAACTGAATGGTTTATTATTCAGGCTAAAGCATAAAAATACAACAGAATAAATTTAATCGGTAATAACTATAAATAAGAATCTTATGAAAGCAAGTGAAATTGTAACTAAAATCAAAGATGTTCTTTTATCTTCATCTGAAAAGGAAGAGGAAACAACTCCTGAAGTTGAATTAAAAGAAGAAGCTCCTAAAGCTAAAAAAGAAGCTAAAGAGGAGATTAAAGAGGAAGCTCCTGCTGCAAACGTAGAAAAAATTACATATTCTGCAGAAGAAGGTGCTGAAGAACTACAAGAGGATAACTACGAAGAAGACATCGTAGAAGAGTCTCCTGCTGTAGAATATGCTACTAAAGATGAAGTTTCTGAACTTAAGTCTATGGTAGAGAAACTAAGAGGAATGATTGAAGCTAAAGAAGAAGCTAAAGAAGAAGTTCCACAAGAACTATCTGCTGAAGAACCTGCTGAAGCAATCTCTCATTCACCAGAAAACGAAGTAAGTGAAAAAATTGGTGTTAGGTTCGCTCCTAATGCAAGAGTAAACACTACTTACAATAGAGTATTAAACGCAATAAGTAAATAATAATTAATTAATTTTTAAATAATGGCAACAACAACTTCAATAACTACTACTTACGCTGGTGAATTTGCAGGGAAGTATATTTCTGCTGCTCTTTTATCAGGTAAAACTTTAGCAGAGGGTAATATTACAACTGTTCCTAATGTTAAGTATAAACAAGTAATGAAAAAAGTGGCAACTGATGACATCGTAAAAGACGCAACTTGTGACTTCTCTGATACATCAACACTTACTCTTACTGAAAGAATCTTAACTCCAGAAGAGTTCCAAGTGAACTTAGAGTTATGTAAGAAAGACTTTAGATCTGACTGGGAAGCTGCTCAAATGGGATATTCTGCATTTGACAACTTACCATCTAACTTTGCAGACTTCTTAATTGCTCACGTAGCAGATAAAGTAGCTCAAAGAATCGAGACTAACATTTGGACAGGTACTAACGCAACTGCAGGTCAGTTTGATGGATTCATCACTACTTTAGGTGCTGATTCAGATGTAAATGATGTAACAGGTACTGCATCTACTGCAGCTAACATTATTACAGAGCTTGGTAAAATTGCTGACGCAATTCCATCTGCTGTATATGGTGCAGAAGATATGACTATCTACCTACCAGGAAATATGTATAGAAACTACGTAAGAGCATTAGGTGGTTTTGGTGCATCTGGTTTAGGAGCAGCAGGTACTAACGACCAAGGTACTCAATGGTACAATATGGGTAGCGGTTTATCATTTGATGGTATCCAAGTAGTTCACGCTCCTGGATTATCTGACAATGACGCTGTAGCAGCTGAAAAATCAAACTTATTCTTCGGTACAGGATTACTTTCTGACCAAAACGAAGTAAAAGTAATTGATATGGCTGACCTTGATGGTTCTCAAAACGTAAGAGTCGTAATGAGATTTACTGCTGGTATTCAGCACGGAATTGGTGGTGACGTAGTATTATACGCTACTGCATAATAAATAATTGTTCAACTCAAAAAAAGGTAGGTGGGCATTATACTACCTGCCTTTTTTTATAAAATATAAAAATTATGGCTTGTGATACATTAACAAGAGGACGTCAAGAACCTTGTAAAAATTCGGTTGGTGGAATAAAAAATATTTATTTTACTGATTTTGGAGACTTTGGTACTGTAACATTAACAGATGATGAGATTACTGATATGGATGGAACTTTTACAGCATTTAAGTATGAAGTAAAAGGAAACTCATCATTAGAGCAAACTGTTAACTCTTCAAGAGAAAACGGAACTACTTTTTATGAGCAAACACTAAATTTAACTCTTAAGAAATTATCTAAAGAAGATAATAAAGAATTAAAACTTTTAGCTTATGGAAGACCTCACGTTGCTGTTGAAGATTACAACGGAAACGTTATGGTTGTAGGACTTGAACACGGTGCAGATGTATCTGGAGGTACAGTTGTAACTGGTGCTGCAATGGGAGATTTAAGTGGATATACTTTAACTCTTACTGCAATGGAAACTAAACCAGCTAACTTTGTAGCTTCACCTACAGCAGCTGACCCATACGCAGGTATGGCAAGTGCAACTGTTACTGTCACTTCAGGTTCTGATTGGTAAAATATACAGTGTTCTTAAAAGAAAAGCAGGCAATTTGCCTGTTTTTTTTTGAACATAATTAAGCATATTGAGTTATATAGATATGATAAGATTATCACCAACAACTTCATCTCAAACAATTAGTATAATTCCACGAGCATATACAGTTGCAAGTGACTTATCTATGGTTATCGTAGAAGACGGTACAAGAAAAACTCAAACAATAAACAGCATTACATCTTCATTATCATCTAATGGTAATTACTTGGAGATGTCTATTGCTTTTAGTATTTTAACTGCTGAAAATAGTTATTCGTTTGAACTTAAACAAGGAAGTACATTATTATATAGAGGTAAA